TTTTTGGTTAGTCCAAAAGACTATAGAGATGTTTTAAGACAAAACAACAACGGAGAGCTTACAACTTGGACATTGTTAAAAGACATGTTAAAAAGTGAAACAAATCTTACAGGTGATATGTTTGCTGATAAAAAATCTATAGCTTTGCAATTTGCAAGAGTTGTCCAAGAATTATCTGAAAAAGGAACTGTAAGTGCAAAATCACAAAAGTTTTTTGAGGATTTGAGCAATGGAACAGGTAGGTTTGCTGGTAAAGAATATGATTGGTTAAATAAAGATACGCAAGTTAACGATGTTAAACTAGAAGAACTACAAGAAACTATCAAAGACTTCAGTTCTAAAGAAAAACAAGTTGATAATTTAGTTGGTGAAAAAGTTAATGATAGGTATATTATGACTAAAGCTGAGTGGGATGATCCATTAAGACCTGGTAGTACCAAAGCCTTTGATGCTCTTTATGCACCAAAAGAATCTAATATATTTTTGGCTCTTACTGATGATAATTCTTGTGCTTGTGTCAAAGTTAAGCTAGTTGTTTGTCCTAACGTTGATAAGCCTAATTGCCATCCATGAGCATCTAAAGTAGCATTTTGAAACAATTTAAACGCATCTACACATTTAATTTTAGTTTCTGAATCAGATCCTTGTGCAGGATAATTAACAGGAAAATTCTCTACAAAACCATAGAATATTGTATAAGTTGTAGAAGAATAGTTTGCTTTTATCCTGATCCTCTTTAAAGGTTGTATTTTTGTTGTTGCAGTACCAGAATCATAATAATAACTTGATTGATTTGGAGAAAAACGATTATCTCTATTATCTAAAACAACTGTAGCTGTAGATGGATTAAAATCTGATAAGTTTGTTGCTCTACCTCTATTTATATTAAATCTACGTAAATAAGCTGTTACATCTGTAAATGTTTGTGAATCATCTAATGGATTAGAATCAAATGCAATTTCTACAGTTAAAGTAACATTAGAATCAAAAGCTACACTCATTGCAAGGCATAACCCATTTTAGATAGCTTCTCTTGTGTTGTTTGTAAAAACTCTTCTGCTGTATCAGATAATTCAATTTTTACTACAGTTTGACCACCACCACTACCAGATCCTGCTCGTGGGCTACTAACCAATGATTCATCTCCAACTAATGGAGCAGGCTCAGGAGCAGGAGATCCACCTGATGGAGGTGCAAAACCGCCTCCTCCAGATCTTTCTATAGCCATAAATTCACGTAACAAATCTATTTGCCTTTGTGTTGCCTCTGCGTTTCTTTTTTTTGCTTCTGTGTTTGCATCAAGAGCCTCGTTTTCAAAAACAAGCATATCTCTACTATCTTGAATAGCTTTAGATCTTCTTGCTATTGCTTTTTCTAAATTAGTTTCTGCTAAATTTAATGCTTCTCTAGCTAAAACTAAACGATCTGAATCATTTGCTAATTCAAACTCTGCTTCTGCTAGTTCTGCTTGTGCTAAAGCTAATTCTGCTTTTACATCTTTGCCATCACGTTCAGCTCTAGTTAATATCCCAATTTGTGTTGTTAATTCATTTTTTCTAATAGCTGCTTGTGCATCAGCTATATTCTCTGCTATTTGTAATTCTTGTAGATCTTTTGCTGCACTATTTCTATTTTTTGTTGCAGCTGCTACATCATCATTAGCACTTGTAACAAGTTCCAAGATCTTTTTTCTATCCATCTCTAATTGCATATTTGTTACTAATAATGAGTTTTGTTCTCCAAATATTGGATTTAAAAATCTGTCTATAGTATCTGCAACTTTTTTGTATTGTACTTGTTGCTTTAATGATCCCTGCCTACTTCTTTCAATATGTTTATTTAAAGTTTGTATATTACCTGAATAATTTTCCCACATATCTGATTGTTGTTTAGCTATAATATTTAATTCCATCTGTTCATCTGCTAATTTACCAAAATTATTTATTAAATGAAATATACCTTTATCAATGTCATTTAATCTATCTAATGCAAGAACTAAATCTACAACACCCTCAGCAAATATTTTGAAACCTCTAATAAGACTAGGAGTTACATTTTGAGCTATTTCTCTTATTACAGGCAACAATGCTGCTGCTGCAGGTATTAATTCTTTTCCTATTTCTTCTCTTAATTCTCTGAGTTCTGCATTTAACATTAATGCTGATGCTGCAAATCCATCAGCTTCTCTTTGTGCGTTTCCTAACTGCACTCCTGCCTGATCATAAGCTATTTCTATAGTTGCTAATGCTTTATCTTGCAAAGTTAATTCATCTACTGATTTTGCTAAGCCCATGTTGAATGCTTTTTGTTGTACCATTACTTCTGTTATTTTTAAACCATAAGTAGCTAACGATTCTCTTTCTCCTGCAATACCTGATCTAAAAGCAGTAATAACAGGTAATGCACCTTGTTGTAAGTTGTTAAATGATGCAATGTCTCCAGAAAGTTTAAAAACTCTTAATGATAATGCTGCTGCTTCTTCTTCTGTAAATCCAATACCCTGAGCAACAGATCCAAATACAGATATTAATTGTTTAGCTTCTGATTCTGTTAAACCAAATAAATTTGCACTTTTTGCTAATTCTACTCCTAATTCTTCTGCAGCATTTTTAAATGTAGCTCCGAAAGCTGCTGATGCTTCTTCTGCAGCTGATGCAGCATCTAAAGCACTTTTAGAAAAATCAAATAAAGATTTAGCGGCAAACAATGCTCCACCGGCAATAGCTGCCTTAGTAAGACCAGACATACCTGCTGCAAACTTAGCATTAGATTTTTCTGCTCTTTTAACAGAATCATCCATATCTTTTGTTGCTTTAGATACTTTATCTAAGCCTCTTGATGTTTTATCAGCTCCTGTGAGCTTCAGTAACATCTCTAATGTGGCTCTTGCCATTCTTTATCTCCTCAGTTTAGATTTTGCATTAGCTTCTGTAATAGCCTTTTGCTCTTTCTTGTTGCTATCTATATAGTATAACTTCCAAGACTCAAATTCCTGAACTGACAACGATTTTCTTAATTGATCAACTGTCATTCCAAGATCTTTAGCTAATCTAAACTCAAAAGCCAACTCTTCATTGTTCTGGAAATTGATCGGCTATATTAGCCTGATCCTCCTTAGTCCAAGCCATACAACGATAAATACCGATTAATATTTTATCTACTATTGCAGGAGTTGCTTTAGAGTAAAACTCTTCTACATCTGCTAGAGAATCAAATTCTGGATCTTTTAGTCCTTTTAAAAGCAAATACTTTTCAAACAAGACTTCATCTCTTACGCCCTCTTCATTCTCAGAAAGTTCATTAATTTCTACAGTATCAGCTTTTGTAAGCCCTGTAACAATAACAGTAGCTTCCCATTGCTCTAACTCTATTTCTTTTTCTGGAAGATTAGGTGCATTAGAGATGTCATCTAACTTTAATCTCTTCATATAGATCTCCTTTTTTTTAAGTTAATCTATATATTAAGCAGTTCCCTCAGTAACATCTCCGGTTATTTGAAAAGCTGCTGAAAAACTTACAGCTCCTCCAATATCTGGCGATCTGTCATAAGAGGTTAGAATTACTTTACCACTCGCTTTTGGATACCCAGAGGTAGTTCCTATTGGATAGAATTCAAAATCTACTTCTGATCCAAGAACACCTGTGAAATAACCATTAACTGTTGAATCAAACGATCCGGTAAGTGTTATTGTTCCATCTTTTAGCCCAGAAACAAAAGCCTTTGAGCTGTTAGAAAAAGCACTTACCTCAGCAACATCCGAAGTTCTTGAAACCGCTACATCTGTAAGAACATTTGAAATGTCTCTTATAGTGCCGCCTGAATCATCAAACTTGAATACTGCGTTCTTTCCATGTGTGAATGTTGGCATTATTCTCCTTTATCTTTATCCCTGAGCAAAACTTACAGCAACAGTAAAACTAGGAGATCCTCCTCCTATTGTTAATACTGCTCTAGCATATCTTGCCGGATTACTTGCACTTGTTTTGAGTTCAGATCCTACAGCTGTTTTCTGAGTAAACGTAATATAATCAGAAAATGATGCATTATCTGCACTCGTTTGTATTTTGGCATCTAATGTTGGAGAAGATCCACTAGCCGCTAAAACGTGTAATGATGCTCCTCCTCCATTTGTACCTGCTGCTCCGAAATCAACTGATGTTTCAGTTGAAGTAGTAGTAAAAGCTGCCGGAGCAACCAAACTTTTACCATTAAAATTATCTCCATCAAATTGAAAAGCAACAGCTACTGATACTATGCCTCCAATATCTGCGGATCTATCATAAGAAGTCTCAATTACTGATCCTAAAGAAGTAGGATTCCCTCTTGTATATCCTATTGGTGCTATTGAGTAAGCTACACCAGATCCACCAA